AAGCCTCTTTTTTGCCGTTAATAATTCCGACACAATTTACTCCCATCCCACACTTGACAAACGTATAGTTTAGTGCTATAATCAATCACGGGGGAGGGGGGGAGAGGAAGAAAAGGAAAGTAAAAGGAAATCAGCCTTAAAATATCACTATTACCAATATAGTTATATTATAGTAATAATTGGGATTGTGTTAATATATAATGTTATTGTTATAATATAGTAATATAATAAATTATACGGGAGGGAGAAAGCAAAGTGAAAGTTGAGCATATAGCAGACTTCGAGACAGCGGAAGAGTTTACAAATGTAGAACAACCGAAGAAGCGGAAGAAGCAAGGGCGCAAGACAAGCAACCACAGCAAAGCGATTGCAGCAAGGGAACGTTTGGAGTGTGAATTAAACGGATGTTCAGACCCGAGAACGCCGCTCACCGAAGTAAACCCCGATACGCTTTCCGCTCTGCAAGAGCTTATGGCGTTGCCGGCTGTTGACTTGGACAGCGCAGATGAGGTCGAGCGGCGTTGCAATTACTATATAAGATGGTGCAGCCGTTATCACGCTTTCCCCTCGCTGGCAAGTCTCGCCGTTGCACTCGGTGTTGACCGTGTTACACTTATAGAGTGGGGGACTAAGTCACGTATAGGTCAGCGTCATTCTACAATTATAAAAAGAATGAAAACGCTCATAGCCGCAAACACCGTCCAAAAGGGCGCGGACGGTTCTCTCAATCCCGTATACGCGATGTTTTTACTCAACAACAGTTCGCAAGGCTTTGCAAACAATGCGCGCTTAGAGGTCGCACAAACGCCCACAGAGCAAATCGACGCGCCAAAACTTGACGATGTAATAGAGATATACGACAGCAAGGACACAAGCGACGTTTGAGACGCGCCACAAAGCCAAGAGAGCAATGTATTCATGATTTTGTGACAGGGCAGGGAAGGACTTAGTTAATCGTATAAAGCATTATGAGAGCGTACAGACGCACCCGGACAAATGCATATCAAATTAGGCAAAATGAAGATTTTGTATAATTCGGGGAAGAGATACCCTGTATGCGGCACTGGGTGGTTGCCGGCTGTGGAGTGTGGGGCGCGTGTTAGCCCCTCAAATATTCTCAAAAACTAAAAAACTTAGGGCTTTTGTAATCAGGACTCTGTAAATGTCTTTGCTCTGTTTTTCAAAAATCGCGCAAAAGCAAAAAAGACCTCCGAGGTGTGTATGAGATATGTCGATATATACGTTTTCGGAGGTTTTATCGAAGACAGCGGAATTGGGTATTGGCAGACACTGTTGAGGTATGGAAAGCGCGAGAAATACATTAGCGGAAGAATCGCCGGATGGAATTCTATACGGTGTACAATGGTGGCGATTGCCGAGGGGCTGAAAGCATTGAAAGAACCGTGCAATGTTACGGTATATACACAATGTGACTTTATCCCGAAAACGTTTGAAGTCGGATGGAAGAGGAAAAGCAATCTTGATTTGTGGATGGTAATAGATGATTCTGCGGCTGTTCACACGGTACAGTATAGATGGTATCAGAAGATAAAGTCTGTATTTCGTGATTATTTCAGGCGGACGGAAGAGGTGAACGAGAATGGAAGCACTGCAAGCAGAGATAATAGCGGGCGAACACACTGATAGGCGTTATCTTGACGTAGCGGAAAATATTCTTTCTCACATCAAAGCCGAGCCTGAGAACGTGAAACATTATACAGCTATGTATTCGGTGCTGTCTTCGATGAATAGCTGTGCGGAAAAGTGGCGGTATTCGGAGGTTTTGAAGAGATATTGCACCGAGCGAATTATACAAAATAAATCGAAAGACGCAAGTTCTCTTTTTAAGGCTGTGCTTTTGCTTGAAGCGCAGGGGCTAAGGCTCGACAGCTATATGCAGTATATAGAGCTTCAGCGAGAACCGGAGAAAAGATTCTGGATTCCGCGAAGAAAGCAGCTTGAACCTGTCTGCCGCGCAATGCAAAAGCTTGTGGACGGAGAACTTGACATATTATCAATCTCTCTCCCGCCTGGAACGGGAAAGTCAACTCTCGAAATTTTCCTGCATTCGATGATGATAGGCGCGTTCCCTGACAGCTGTTCCCTTGCTTCAGGACATTCGGGGACGCTTACTAACTCAATATATGACGGCGTAAACAGCATTCTGTCAGACCCTGATTATTTATGGCACGACGTGTATCCTGCCGCAGGCACAATTATAACCAATGCAAAGGAACAGACGATAGACCTCGGCAAGAAACACCGATTTTCGTCTTTGACCTGCCGCGCAATAGGTGCTTCCCTTACGGGTGCTACGCGTTGTGAAAAGCTCCTGACCGCCGACGACCTTGTGTCGGGCATTGAGGAAGCATTGAGCATTGAACGACTTGACAAGCTTTGGACGGCTTACACGAACGATTTGAAGTCGAGAAAGAAACTAAACTGCAAAGAATTGCACCTTGCTACAAGATGGTCGGTGCATGACCCTATAGGGAGACTGCAAACAATGTACGCAGATTCTCCGAAAGCTCAGTTTTTGGTGATGCCTGCGGTTGATGAAGACGGCGAAAGCAATTTCAATTACCGCTATGGTGTCGGCTTTGATAAGGAATACTTCGAGGACATGAAAAACAACCTCGACGATTGTTCGTGGCGGGCTTTGTTTATGAATCAGCCGATAGAGCGCGAGGGACTTCTCTACAACGAGGACGAACTCAGACGTTATTTTGAACTTCCCTCGGATTCGCCGGACGCTGTTATATCTGTCTGCGACACAAAGGACAAAGGAGCGGACTACTGTGTAATGCCTATTGCTTACCAGTACGGCAATGACTTCTACATCGAAGAAATAATCTGCGACAACAGTAATCCCGAAATAGTTGAAACAAGGCTTGTTGAGGTCCTTTTGCGACACAAAGTCAAATTGAGCCGCTTTGAATCAAACTCTGCGGGCGGAAAAATCGCGGAAAAGGTTCAGAAAGAGGTAAAATCTCGTGGCGGAATCACAAGGATTACTACAAAATATTCGACAGCTAACAAAGCTACGCGAATTATAGTTGATTCTCCATTTGTCAAAGAGCATTTTCTTTTCAAGGACAACAGCGTTATAAAGAACAACAAAGAATATAAACGCGCTCTCGGTATGCTTTGCAGTTATACAATGGCGGGAAGAAACGCACATGACGATGTACCCGACGCATTCTCAATGCTTTCGGACTTCATTCAATCGTTTGAATCACAGACTGTAAGGGTGATACAAAGACCTTATTGAGGTGGCTATGGAAGAAGAGAAACACGCGCACCGTCTCAAGTACGTCAAAGAAGATGCGCTTCTTATAATCAACGAGATTTTAGAGCGTGGTAATGACGTTAAAATAAAGAAATCGCGCGAAGAGGTCACTATACTTGAAATAACCGCTTCGAGAAAAGCTAAATACACTATAAAAACGCTGTAACAATCGGGTTGCAGTAAGAGCCGATAGGGGCTATTCGTATGGAAAACATACGGGTAGTCCCTATTTTTGTTTACACGGAGGTTTTTCACGTGCTTGAAAATGATATTGTTCGCCTTACTACTTGTGATAGCCTTCATGGTCGGCAAAAGATATTGACGAACAAACAAAAAATAACCGCCGACAACGTTGTGTCCGTGCTTGAAAACTCGCTCGGCTTTGACAGCGCAAATGTCGCGGAAATAAATTACTTATATGACGTTTATCGCGGAATAATGGATATCCGCTATAAAGACAAGACCGTAAGACCCGACAACAACAACAAGGTCACTGTCAACCTTCCGAACAAGATAGTCACTTTTAAATCCTCGTTTTTTCTCAGCTCTCCCATTCAGTATGTAGCGGCGAACGGAAAAGAGGATGTATCCGACAAGGTAGCTTATCTGAACGTTCTTATGACTTCCGAAGGAAAAGAATCAAAGGACAAAGAGTGCTCCGACTGGATGCACATCTGCGGAGTTGAACCGAGGATGGTTCTTCCCGACCCCGACAACGAGAAAGACGGAAGTCCCGCAGCTCTTTATTCCCTCGACCCGAGAGAAGCGTTTGTTATCTACTCTTCGGGTATCGGAAAAAAACCTCTCGCGGGTGTTCTGAAACAGTACGACGAGGACGATAACCTCATTTACTACGTTTATGTGCCGGAAGGAAGATACACCGTAAAGGGTAATGACGTTGTAGACTGGCTTGCATACGACTTCGGGCGCGTTCCGATAGTGGAATATCCGCTGAATGAAGCTCGTTTAGGAGCGTTTGAGACGGTTCTCTCGCCTATCAACATGATAAACACTCTTGAATCCGCTCGAGTTGACAATGTTGTTGACTTTGTGAACGCCTATGACGTGTTCCAAAACTGCGAAATCGACGATAACACATATAAGGAGCTTGCAAGGGGCGGTCAGTGTATCTGCATCAGAAGCGGTCAGGGAACGGAAGCAAAGGTTTACCGCATATCCTCCGAAATCTCTCAGACGGGCGTTCAGACGGAAATAGACGCGCTGTATGACTACATTGATGAAATAACGGGTATGCCGACAAGAGCCGGAGATTCAGCCGCGGCAGACACGGGCATGGGAACGAGATTCCGCAACGGGTGGCAGGACGCTTCCGCGAGAGCTAACGACACTGAAAAGCTATTTGCGCGTTCGGAAAGAGAGATTTTGAAGCTGATTCTCAAAATCTACAAAGACAAGGGTGTTCTCGACCTTGACCCGACTGACGTTAAGATTCAGTTTACCCGCGAAAACCTCACCGACATTCAATCGAAAGCACAGGTTCTTTGCGAACTGCTCAACAATGAAAAGGTTCATCCGCGCGACGCTTACGACATTTCCGGTTTGTTTACAGATGTAGAAAATGCATATCAGCGCGGTATGGAGTGGTATGAAGAAGCACAGTCCGAGCTTGAAAACAGCTTAGAAAAGGAGCTTGAGAATGCAAGAACGTTACATAACGACGGACAGAGCGATAGAAATACTGCGGAAGAAGACAATACGGCGGTTTGAAAAAGCTAAGTCCTCAATAAGGCTTGCTAAATTCGACGAACTTCACGTTATAAAGACCGTCGCGACGCTTTACAAGAACCTTGATAACGATTTTCGGGAAACGATGTTGGAACTTGCCTTTGCCATATATGAAGAAATAGGTGAAGAAGTAAGCCGATACGGTTACAAGGACATCGGAAAAATTTCCGCAAAAGCAAAAAAGACCCTTGTCGAGACTGTCCTCTCGTCTCCGAATTCCGTAACAAAGTACGAATACGAGAACGAAGTCTTAAGAAAGCGCGACAGGCTTTCAGAAGCTCTCAGGGCGCGTTCGGACGTTAACAGCGAGTGGAGACGTGCAGTAAGCCTATGGTCGAATATGACCGCCCAATACGCCGATATAGTGACTGACGAGACGGCACTCAGAGCATACAAGGACGCGGGAGTTGAGTATGTGATGTGGGTGACGCAAGAGGACGAAAAGGTATGCGAGATTTGCAAGCCGCTTGACGGAGAGATATTCCCTATTAACGAAGCGCCCGACAAGCAACACTGGCATTGCAGATGTTACCTCGCACCTATAGAAAGAAAATAACGGATATACGGCTCATGCCTTAATATATCAGCGGCAGAGAAGTCGCTTTATAAAATTCGCAGACTGCGGAGATGCAGTATAAAAGCGCAAAAAATATCAGGTCAGAGAAGACCGAAAAACGCAAGGAGAATTTATTATGCCTAACATTGACACCTCAACAATCGAAGGATTCGACGCAATGAGCGCGGAAGACCAGGTCAAGGCTCTTCTCGGACTTGATATCCCTGAAAAAGTCGACTTATCGGGATATGTAAAGAAAGAGCTGCTTGACAAGACCGCGTCTGACCTCGCGGCGGCAAAGAGAAGCCTTAAAGAGAAAATGACTTCCGAAGAAGCGGCTAAGGCTCAGTCCGACGAAGCAATGAAGGAACTTCAGGACAAATACAATGAACTGCTGAAAAAGACCTCTATTGCAGAGAACACCGCTAAATACCTGGAAGTCGGATACTCTCCCGAACTTGCAAAGTCTACCGCAGAAGCAATATTCAACGGAGACATGGATGCGGTTCTCGAAAATCAGAAGAAATATAACGCCGAATGTGAAAAGAGGTTCAAGGAAAATGTTGAACGCGGGCTTCATCCGAACGGTGGGAGCAACACTGAAAAAGACAGTGTTGAAATTGCTCTCGCTAAGAAATTCGGCAAACAGAAAGCGGATGCACGTTCAAGTTCTCAGGAAGCACTTAATTACTATATCAAGAGATAAGGAGATATGTAAATGAAATTCACTTCAAAAAGCGCGGGCGAGATGTTTACTATTCTCGCATCCGACAATTACAACGCAATTCCCATTACAGTGGGCGGCACATCCCTTGTTAAAGCCGGAACTCCGCTCACAGCAGACGGCACAGCTCCCTCAAGCGGAGTTACAGGTGCTGTCGGCGTACTTCTTTATGACGTAGACCCGACAATCAATCCCAACGGCGCAATCGTTGTACAGGGTGTCATAGATGGCGTTAAGGCTAAGGCTCATTCCGGCGTAGACATTTCCACAATCGGAACCGTTGTCTCCGGACTTGTTGTACGCGGCGACACCGGCGTAACTGAGTAACAATGAACAAGAGGTATAACTAATGGATTTTCTTAATCTTTTTACACCTAAAGCTGTAGCGGCAAACTATACAGAAGCCGCTTCAAACAAAATTCCCTATTTCGGCGCGTCTCTCTTCCCCGCTAAGAAAAAGGCGGGACTTGACCTTGCGTGGTTTCAGGGTGCGGGCGGACTTCCTGTTTCTCTCGCTCCTACCGCATTTGACGCAAAGGCTACTTTCCGTTCAATCGGTAATGTTACAAAAGTAGAAACAGAAATGCCGTTCTTCCGCGAAGGATTCCTCATTTCCGAAAAGGACAGACAGGAACTTATCCGCGCTTACGATGCCAACGACCCTTATATACAGGCTGTAATTGACCGTATATTCGATTTTACCAACAACCTTGTTGAGGGTGCGGAAGTTGTTGCCGAAAGAATGAGAATGTCCCTTCTCTTCCCTTCCGGCGGCGACGTGAAGATTACATTTAAGGCAAACGGCGTAGCTTACGAATATAATTACGATTCGGCAAGTGCATGGAAGACAAGCAACTACTCTTCCCTCACTACTACCGCTCTTTGGTCGGCTCCCAGTACGGCAGACCCGATTAAGGACTTTATGACAATGGCTGACAAGGCGGCAAGCGTTTCCGGCTCTGTCGTAAGATATGCCGTAATGTCAAACGATACATTTAACAAGATGATTGCAACAGAAGCGGTAAAGAACCGTTGGCTCTCCGCTTCCGGCATTAAGGCGGGATATCTCACTCCCGGCGACGCTACCAGTGCCATTGAATCAGCTACGGGCATTACTCCCGTTGTCTATACAAAGAAGTATAAGGACGAGAGCGGCACGGTTGCTTCGTTCGTTCCCGATGGATATGTAACGTTTATTCCTGAAGGAAACCTCGGCTCAACATGGTACGGCACAACTCCCGAAGAAGCTGACCTTATGCGCAAGCCTGACACGGAAGTTTCCGTTGTGAACACAGGTGTTGCCATTACCAGAATCATAAAGGAACACCCTGTAAACACTGAAATCCTCGCTTCAGAAATCGTTCTTCCTTCCTACGAGAGAATGAACGAAGTTGTAACTCTCAAGGTAACTGCCTGATGATTTACCTCACACCTAAATATTCGGTTAATTACCGTGGTGTGTGGCACAATGCGGGAGAAAAGTTTGAGATATCTTCCTCCGATACTGCGGAACTTTCGGCGCACGGAGTGATAACCGAAGAAAAAGAAAAGACTGTTGTAGCGGAAGAAAAGCCGAAGACAACAACTAACACACGCAAAAAGAAATGAGAAAGGCGGGAGAAAATGACCGACATTGAACGCTTGAAAATCAGAACGGAAGAAAATGATACACGCATTCTCTATGAGCTGCTTGAAAGCGCGGAAAATATCATAATCTCCCGCCGTTTCCCCTTTGGGGGAGATAATGCTACATTTGAAGAACGGTACAGAGACCTCAAAATACGCATAGCGGAAGACATGTACAACAGGCTCGGCGCGTCTGGACAGCTCTCTCATTCCGAAAACGGTATTGACCGAAAGTGGAGTTCCGAATGGGTGTCCGAACAGCTTCTAAATGAAATCATTCCGAAAGTAGGCAGACCCACATGAGATTTTTGAAAAAGAACAAGCGTGAATTTTGGTATGCACTCTATCTCGGAAACGAGGACGGAAAAGACGAAAACGGACTGTACACGGGAGAACACACTGCGAAATACTCAACTCCGAAGAAGTATAAGGCTAACATATCGGCGGCTAAGTCGACTTCGATATATGGCGACGTTATAGTTGAAACGTTCGGAACGGATATACAGTACGACAAAATTATTGTGATAGATGAACCGAATTTTGAGATTGACGAACACACCGTGCTGTGCATCGACAAGCCTTTAACCTATGACGCGAACGGGCGCATGGAATACGACTACATTGTAACAAAAGCTGCACGGTCGTTAAACAGCGTTTCCTATGCGATAAGGCGGGTGACGGTCGACGGATGATAAACATCAGAATAAGAAACACGTGGAAAGTCGCGCGTCAGATAAAGGACTACACGCGCAGTCTCGGTGCAAAGCTGAACACGTTTCTTGAAAAACTCGCCGACATAGGCATAACGCAGGCGGCAATCCATTTTCAAAGTGCGGAGTATGACGGTGTAAATGATGTTGTGGTTGATTCTTCGCCGACGTGGCTTGACGAACACACGCTTGCCATAAACGCTTCGGGTGAATCAATACTGTTTATCGAATTCGGAACCGGCGTATATAATCCCGTGACGCACCCCAAGGCTGACGAACTCGGCATGATTCGTGGTGCATACGGCAAGGGCTACGGTCAAAACTACACATGGTACTATCGCGGAGACCCCGGAACGAACGGTGAAGACCTCGGCAACGGAAGAATAAGAACTCACGGCAACAATGCCAACCGCTGCATGTGGGACGCTTCCGAGGAAATGCGCCGAAGAATATACGATATCGCAAAGGAGGTGTTCTCATGATTGACATTGAAAATGTGCTTTACACAGAGCTTTACAATGCGCTCAAAGAGAAGTTTCCTGCTCTGTCTATATCGGGCGTTGAAGAGCGTTTGCCCTCGTCATTTCCGTTTGTGAGCATTGTGGAAGCGGACAATCTTGTGCGTTCGGACACGATTGACAGCTCTAACCGCGAGAATCACGTGAATCTGCTTTATGAGGTGAATATTTACTCCAACAAAGCGGGAGAACGCAAAACAGAAGCGAAAGCAATTCTTGCTGAAATAGACCGACAGCTCACCATGCGCGGATTTTTGAGGACTGCGGCGCAGCCTATTTCTTTAAACGACGGCACGATTTACAGAATTATCGCACGTTATACAGGATGTGCGGACAAGAATAATGTTATCTATAGGAGGTAATTTAGATGGCTATACCTACCCCTGTAACCTCGATGGGCGTATTCCTGATGAAGAAAGACACAGGAAGCACATACACAAAGCTCATTGATATAAACTCTTTCGGCGACCTCGGCGGTACTCCCGAAACGCTTGATGCTACAACTCTTTCGCATTACGTATCTGTCAGTGTACTCGGCATTCAGCAGCAGGAAAGCATTGAGTTTGAAGCTAACTACACCAAGACGGAATACAAGGCTCTTGAGGCGGGTCAGAACACCGAAACAGACCTTTCCGTTTGGTTTGGCGGTACAAGTGCGAACGACGGCACATACACAGCAACAGGTATTAACGGCAAGTTCAATTTTAAGGGAATGTACTCTCTTAAAGTAAACGGTGCGGGAGTAAACGAAGTTGTTCATTGCACCGTCACCGTAACCGCACTGACAGCTCCCTCACTTTCAGACGATACCTGATTAAAGAAAGGAAATATAAACCATGGCTAACAGAACTACAATTCAGTTTGAATACAACGGAACAGCATATACCCTCGGCTACACAATTGCGTCGCTCAAACGACTTGAGAAGAGCGGATTTTCTTTCGGAAACCTTGAAGACCATCTTCTGACGGCGCAGGAAGACCTTTTCTGTGCGGCTTTCGATGCTTGCCACAAGAATGTACCGAGAAATGAAAGAATGGCTATTTACAAGGAATTTGCCAATTCGGAAGACGGAGAGGAAGGCGAAACTGCAAACACTCTTTCCGACATCCTTTTCAGAATGGTAAATGAGGTAATCGAAGAAATGTCTCCCAAGGGAAACGTGAAGTGGAAGACGGTGAAGGGATAACACCATCTTCCGGCGATACGGGCATAACTGACGCTGAACCGACAGCTGGCAAGCCGTGGTTTGCGGAGTATGCGGATAATCTGTGCTCCTACTATATGTCTATAGGAGTTCCCTATGACACATACTGGAACGGAGACTTTACAGAACTTCGCTACTACCGAGAAGCAGAAGAATACAGACAGGAGCGAGATAATTATGCGGCGTGGTTACAAGGAATCTATGTATACGAGGCTGTAGGTTGTCTCGCTCCTATTCTTCATGCTTTTGCAAAACGCGGTACAAAGCCCGGCAAATATCCCGAAAAGCCGTATTCCGTAACCGAAAGGCAGAGAAAAGCCGAGGAAGAAGCGGAAAAAGCTAAAAAACAAGCGGAAGTACAAAATCAAGCGTTCTCGTGGCTTTCCGCTATGCGACAAAAATTCAGTGGAAAGGAGAACAAAAACAATGGCTGACGGAACAATAGACAATCTACAAATAGTAGTCACTGCCGAGACAAAGAAAGCGGAAAGCGCGCTGAAAAATCTTGTGAAAACGCTCGAACCGTTCAAAAAGTTTGCAAGCGAAATGAGTTCGGCAAGCGGCATCGACAAGATGGTTGATACAAACGGTATTAAAAACGGCACGTCTGCACTTAGGAAAATGAGTGAAGAAGCCGCGAAGGTATCTAAACAATACAAAGTTACTGTAGGATCTTATAAGCAGCTTATTGCGATGAGCAAAAAGTTGAAATCAAGCAGCGGGAAAATCACAGACGATTATGGCATAACGGAAGCTGTCAAAAGATACATGGACGCGAGAAAAGCCAAGATGAGCGGCAGCGGGATTAATACCGGCGGAATGTCTGTGCCGTTTGATTGGGAAAAGTTCAATGCCAAAGCGAAAAGGCAAAGAGCTGAAATACAAAAAGCTATGTTCGGTTCAACGCTTGATTCCATGTTTGCCAAACCGACTGCGGCGATGAATAAGGAGTTTAACGACATACTCAAGTCGGCGGGCAAAGAGACAAGTCAAAGCGACATACTTGAAAGCCTTATCAAAAATGCGGAACAGCTTGACGCTGTGGAAAAACCGCTTGCTTCGATAACGGCGAAATTTGGCGAACTCAAAGCCAAAGCAAAAGGTGCTGCGAAGTCTATAAAAGACCTCGGCAAACAGATGAGCAAGAGTTTCAAGAACTCGGTTCTCGGTGAGACTATCGGCAAGGTTGCGGGTTCACTTGAAAGAATCCTTCGTTATCGTACCGTGAATGAGTTCTTGAAACAGATTGCCAAGGCATTCAGCGAGGGTGTAAACAACCTTTACCAATACAGTAAGGCGGTCGGGACTGACTTTGCAACCAGTATGGACAGTGCCGCCACTTCTCTGCAATATTTCCGAAATTCTGTAGGTGCTATGACAGCTCCGATACTCAACGCGCTCATTCCCGTATTCGATTCGCTCATCGATAGAATAGTTGAGGGTGTAAACTGGTTGAATCAGCTTATCGCGAAAATGACTGGGGCTTCTTCGTGGACTAAGGCTATTCGTCAGCAGAAAGAATATGCGGAAGCGGCTAAGGATTCGGCGGCTGCTCAGAAACAGCTCCTTGCGGGATTTGACGAGCTGAATGTTATATCGAGCACCGGCAGTTCTTCCGGCAAGACTACACCCGACTACAGCGGAATGTTTGAAGAGGTATCAATGGAGAACATCTCATCAAGCGTTACGGAGTGGTCGGACAGACTTCTTGACACATGGGCAACCATCAAAGAGTATGCAACAGAAATTGTGGCGGCTCTTCTCGGCATAAAGGTATCGGAGCTGTTCGGCGGCGGGTTTGGAACTTCTGCTACGCTTGCTATATCTTTTGCGGGACTTGCGTTTGAATTTGACGGAATAAAGAATCTTGTCTCTGGCGAAGTGACGAAAGAAAATATACTTAAAGCGGTTATCGGCTCGCTTGCCACAATAGCTGGACTTACCGTTAAATGGGGCAAGGCTGGACTTGTGATAGGCATACTGGCTACAATCGCTACGGCTATTGCGGCTGTCAAGGTAGGGCTTGATGAGAAGAAGCAAAAATTTCTCGACACGCAGGAACTTCACGCAAAAATCCAGAAAATTGCAGACAAGGCAAAGATAGACCTTGAAATAGCGGCTGAATTACAATTGCGCGTAGACAAGCTCGATGCTCCGGTAAAAGAGGTTGAGCTAAAAATGGCTACGCTTAAAAGGCTTATAAATGAAGCGTTCAAACTCAACGACATTCCGGAGGAACAAAGAACCACAGCGGAAGCTGAACTTTTGAAAACTCTCGTAAACGAAATCAATTCAATGGGGATTATAGAAATTGAAGTTGACGACAAGGGTTCTATCGTTCAGACGCGCGACGAACTTGACAAGCTCATCAAGTCGCGAGAAAAGGAACTTCTGCTTGAAGCGTACAATGAATCAATCAAAAACGCATACATCCTGCAATCGGACGCTGAATATAAACTTATCGAACTAAAGCAAGATAATATAGAAGCTACGGAGAGACAGAAAGAAGCACAACAGAAGATATATGACCTTATCAAAAGCGACAACAAGGGTTTCCTTGATTCTCTCGGGCTTAACACAAGAGCGTTGCAGGACATTACAAGCGCGAGTGATATAACAACCGACAGCATACACTGGTTAAGCGTAAAAAACGCAGAACTTGCAAGCGTTTTAGGCGGAGAACTGTCAACTCAATTTATATCATGGATGGACGACCTCGCAGACGCGGAAGGAGCCGTTAAAGATACATCACTTGCGGTTAATAATGCAGAAACTGCGCTCCAAGACGCGGCGGATAAAGTCGATTATTTCAGCGGAAAAGTCAAAGACCTTGACGGTATGACCGCAGGTGTCACTATTAATGTAAAAGCCGATTTCAGCAAGGTTGAGGAAGCGAGAGAAAAGATTCGCAAGACTAAGACGGATTCCATTGTTGACGATTTGCTTTTCGGTTCTCTCGATAATCAGTTTGCGGACGGCGGTTTCCCGACTATGGGACAGTTATTCGTTGCGCGTGAAGCAGGACCCGAACTGGTAGGAACTATAGGCGGCAGAAACGCTGTTGCGAACAACGGTCAGGTTATAGCGGGCATTCAGGCAGGCGTCACAAACGCTATGAACGGTGTACTCCGCGCGAACAGCTCCGGCTCGGACAAGGATACCGCAGAGCAGAACAAACTTCTCAGAGAACAAAACAGACTGTTACAAAAGATTGCCGACAAGGAACTTTCGATTTCTCCGTCTGTCGCTTTGGGACGCGCGGTAAAACGCTCCCAGAAGATGGTTGAACAGGTTACGGGTGGTTAAACATGATATCATTACTCAATTACACAATGGGAATAAAGTTCGGGGGGGTTAGTATTCCCGACCCTTCCGAATGGAATCCCTCAATAGCAGACGTTGATGAAAGTGCAGAGAGAGACGCGACTTCAGTTTTGCACAGAAACCGTGTGGGACAGAAGATAAACTTCGGTTTCAAGTGGAACTGCCTGACATGGGCGGAAATGGCTTCGATACTCAATGCCGTCAATTCCGACAGTTTCACGGCAGTCTGCCCAGACCCGTATCAAAAAGGCGGTACGCGCTCCGGCACATACTACGCGGGCGACAGGTCGGCAACAACAAAATACTACTGGATTGACAAAGAAGAAGTTGCGCGGTTCGATTTGTCGTTCAACATCATTGAATTTTAGGGGGGGATATTATGGCTGTCTCGATGCCAACAACACTGACTATACCGAAGTTAGTTAAAGGTAGAGGTGCTCTTATTAAGTGGTCGGCGGTCGACGGTGCGGATTCGTACATCTTGCAGAGAAAAACCAGCGCGGACGGTTCTTATTCTCAAAGATACAGCGGCACAAACACTTATTATGACGACCAGATACAAACGCGTTACACAGTATACGGCTATCGCGTATGTGCGGTATCGGGAAAAACGCAGTCCGATTGGAACACAAGCGATGACATAACCGCCATATCAGCACCTAATCCACCCGGCTATCCTGAAATTCCTGACACTATTAACGTCGGAGATACTTATACAGTAACGTGGACAGCCCCTTCGGTTTCAGAGGTGGAAGGATATGAACTACAGCGCAAAGTAGATGATGGAGACTATATTACCGTTTACAAAGGCGCGAACCTGTCATATACCGATACGGCTCAGTCTACGTGGACTAAAGTGCAGTACAGAGTTGCGGCTTATAGAGACGGAGATGTATATTCCGCAACGTGGTCGGGTTCGGACATACGAACGATTGTCGGCGGCACTTCAACTGTCCCGTCAACGCCCGAGACTATAACCGTTCCTGCCCTCACTGCGGGAGAATCGGCAACAATCACATGGGCGGGTGTAGCGAATGCGGCAGGATATGCGCTACAACGTTCTGTGGGCGGCGCAAACTACACTACGGTATATCGGGGCGAGAACACTTCTTACGTCGACACAATAGGCACTGCGTGGCTTACAGTGCAGTATAGAGTATGCGCTTACAATTCAAACAACAACAGTTCGGACTACAAGACTTCGGACGTTATTAACGTTGTTCAACCTGTCACGAATTTACTTGAAGCTATACGCGCTCATACCGAACAGGATATCAAGATAACATTTGCCGACAACACGGTTCTCGGAAAAGCTGACGTTGCGATAACGGGTGATGGTGTTAAGATTACGGACATTCTGAACGGAGACACTGACTATACCTTCGGCAAAGCTGTTTGTAAACAAGTTGAAATGACGTTGTTCAATGTTGACAACAAGTTTAACAACTTCGATTTTACACAGGAATTTACTTTGCAAATAGGCGTTAAGGTCGGCGCGGCATTTCAGTATGTGACGGTCGGCGTTTTCAAAGGCGAGAGACCCGATAAAGTTCGCGGCAAGCTCATAGACTTTACCGCTTATGACCGTATGCAGAAGTTTGAAGTTTCTGCTTCGGATTTCATCGAAAACATGACATTCCCCGTCACTCTCGGCGCGGTTTTCTCTTCCCTCTGCGTCGCAGTGGGTGTTGAACCTATCACGACAACGTTTACAAACTCTACAAAAAACTTTACTTTCAATCCGTTCTCAACCTCGGACTACACGGCGCGTGAAGTGCTTACGTGGATTGCGGAAGCGGCGGGCTGTTACGCGAGAGTAAATGCGGATGGTAAAGTTGAGTTAAACACGTTTACAACGAACTCCTACAAAATTCTCAAAACAGACCGTTTTGATATGAGTGAGAGTGAGTTTGAAACTCCCGTTATAGGCAAGCTCGAATGTTACACGTCATACGGAGACCAGCTCGTGACTGCGGGTACGGGAACAAATACTTATGTTATCAGCGACAATCCGTTTCTGTACATCGAGAACGACACGGAGATATCTGCGCTACAGCCTTATGTGAACGCGATTTTTGCAAAGGCTTCACTCTTCCCTGCTTATTCTCCTATTGCAGTACGTGCCGAATGGTATCCCGAAATTAAATGCGGAGACATTATCACTGTAGTTAATGATTATGACGAGGTGAAAACGCTTCCGATATTCTCCCAAACAATCAAGTGGAATGGATTCGGCAAGGTTGAGTATGAATCAACGGGCGGACTGGTACGCGAGATTGAGCCGGTACAGCAGCGTGAACTTGAAGCAATCAAGAAGTCAATGCTACGCGGCGCAGATTTGTCTACAGCTGTAGAGAGCTATCTGAACACGCAGGAGGGCAAAGCCTCTATTACCTCTGCTGTAGAGGGCAAATTCGTTGAGGTATCAAGCGGAAGCACGATAACCACAACAACGGCAATCGAACAACTTATACAGAAAACCGAGAAAGGCATTGAATCTAAAATATCCCTATCGGCTTCCTACGGTTCGGGGACGATCGGCTCAAACGTCCGCGCTCTGCTGACTTTGTTTGCAAATGCCGACAGCTCATCCATACGTCTTTCTGCGAACGCGCTTGACCTTACAGCTACGGAAACTGCGGGAAGTACATCCACAGAAGAAGTCGGAACTTATGACCAGCACCCAAATATTGATGGTATTCCCGCAGTTCCTGACAACGAATATGACTTCACAAAAACTTCGGACGGATATTACACTTCTCAAAACGCAGGTGTACATAGTTCTTATTCGTATGGCGGTTTTAAGTTTAACTTTACGCAGTCAACGACAATCACTATACGTTGCATCTCATACGGAGAAGCCAAATCCGACTATGGTATTGTCTCTAATCTTGACACTGCGCTTGAAATGAGCAATACCGCTGACACAACGGGCGTTAAGAAAGCGTTCTCGGGCGAAAATGAATCAAGTTCGAGTTACGTTGACTTGACCATGACAGTGCCGTCGGGAAATCACTACATTACGTTCAAGTACATCAAAGATTCAAGCGTACACAAGAACGGCGACTACTTCAAGATAAAGTGTTTCGTTCAGAAAACGTCACGCGGCAAGGCTACAATATCTCTGAAAAGCGGAAATGTTCAAATTTCATCGGCTGATATCAATTTCAACGGACTTGTAACGTTTACAGACCTGTCAACAAGCGGTGCAACAACAATAGACGGCGGCAATGTCACCACAGACAACCTTTATGTCAACAAGGTATTTTTTGCGGAAAACGAGAACTACACTATTGTCACATCAAAGATGAGCGCACAAAACGGCGTTGTTCAAGTCGGTGTGCAGTCTCCAATATCGGGAATGGCGGCGTTCCTTGAATTGTATGGTTCGTTTATCTACTTCAAAGACCCAGACAATTCATCTGCAAGCTATCAACTTCAAGTACAGACCTCCAACCAATGTATAGTCCCCGGAAAAAAGGGAGTTTGGGATATAGGAAGCACGCTAAACTACTTCAATCGGCTTTACGTAGACACGATATATTACAATAAACAAGAAACGTTAGGTAATTAACATGAAAATGTCAGATTTAATCTATGCGCAGGAAGCGTTCAAAAAACTCTGTGCGCAGAACCTGTCGCTGAAAACGTTATATAGGCTATTCGGCTTTCTCGACAAGATAGAAGCGCAGATGAAGTTCTACGACGTTCAGCGAATGCGAATTCTCGGCGAGTATTGCAGGCTCGAAAACGGCAGATATGAACCTATTGCGGAAACGGAAGCTGAGTTCAACCAAAGATTCAATGAGCTTATGAACCTTGATGTTGACCTCGGAGAGACCGAACTGCCGATAGAAATATCGGAAAACGAGGATATAAAGTTATCCTACAGTGACTTAACCACACTTAGGAAATTCATCAAGCTCACAGGAGGTGAAAATGAATGCTAACCACAATACACATCACGGTGCGTGACAGAGTGCCTACAATCACGGCTGGCGAGGACGTTATATCCCACAACTCGGACTATGTCGCGGAATTTGAGTTTGACGAAGAGTGGCAGGACAAATTCAAGACTGTGTACTTTGTCTGTGAGGACGGAAGCTATCAGGCGGTTGTGATGGACGGAAACTCATGCGGCGTGCCTATGCTTGACGGTGAGCACAGGCGTATATTTGTCGGTGTGCAGGCAGGCGCGGCGGAAAAACCGAGTGTACTCAAAACCACACGTCCGTGCTGTCTCAAAGTCAAAGACAGTATCGCGGACTACCTCGGTCAGCCTATCCCCGACCCGACACCCGACGTATACGAGCAGATTATAGCAATGCTCGAGAGCATCACATCCCCCACATGGGACGCGGTGCAGAACAAGCCGTTTTCCACGCTCGGCGGCGGGCTGGAGGTGGACGAAAACGGCGTGCTGTCCGCAGAGGGGGGCGGCTCGCCTGAGGACATACAGAACGCGGTAAACAAATACCTCACCGAAAATCCGGTGCGCGTAGATATCGCGACCACGGAAAAAGCGGGCATTGTCACTGTCGGAAAAAACCTAACAATCACGAAAGACGGCGTATTGTCAGTAGATACTACAGACGACGTCACACAGGACAACACCAAACCTATCACATCGGCGGGGGTTAATCTCGTCGTGGGAAACATCAACGCATTACTTGCGATTATTTAACGGAGGATATCGAAAATGGCAGCAACAACATCAGAACTTTTGACGGCACTCACCAACGCGCGAAACACTATACGCACAAAGCTTGTCGCACTCGGGCTTGTGGCGGCTACGGCAAAACTTGCGGACTGTGCTACGGCAGTCGACGGCATAGACAATAACGGTGCTGTGTCGGCGCAGGTTAAGGAAGGCGAGAGCTACACCATCCCCAAAGGTTATCACAACGGCAGCGGCACTGTGCAAGGTGTCTCGGGCGGCGGTAACTACAACACGCAGGCTAAGGAAGTCACGCCGACCAAAAAGCAGCAGCAGGTCACACCGGATCCGGGATACTACGCGCTGTCCGCAGTGACGGTTAACGCGATACCTGACAACTTTAACGACACCTCGGCGGTGACGGCTGCGGCAGGAGACGTGCTTGCAAACAAAACTATCGTGGGAGCGGATGGCACTACTATTGCGGGTACAATGCCCAACAACGGAGCTGTTGAAAAGTCGCTCAGCACGACAGATACGTCCTACACCGTCCCTAAAGGCTATCACAGCGGCACAGGCAAGGTATCAATCACAATCGAGGCAAAGGACGCTACTCCGACAGAAAAGGAGCAGGAGATTACGCCGACTGCGGGAAAGGTGCTGTCTAAGGTTACAGTAGCCGCCATTCCTGCGAAGTACAAGGACGTATCCGGCGTTACGGCAACCGCTGACAAGGTGCTTGACGGAGCTGTTTTTGTCGACAGTACAGGCGCGGCTGTTGAAGGTACTATGGTTAATCAGGGTGCGAAGAAGCTTACAATCGACGGACTTACTAATCTTAGCGTAACCATCCCCGCAGGCTATCACGACGGCACCGGCACGGTATCTCTTACAGACGATATCCGCGCGGCTCTGGCGGCTATATGAGGTGAAATATGGCAGTTATAACTGAAATTAAAACAAATTTAACGCGGATATCGAAAGCAAAAGCAGATATTATTTCCGCCATAACCGCAAAAGGCGGCACTGTCGCCAGCGGAGCGAAAATCGAGGACTTGCCTGCTTGCATTCGTGCGATTCCCACGGGTGGGGGCGGAGAAGCAGTTGAGTTTGTTGTGAAATCGAGCGTAAATGTCGTCGCTTTTACTAAAGATGGACAAACGCCTGTTGGAGCTGACGGTGAAGCGGTCGCTTTGACAGTGAATGTCGGCGATATGCTTGTCATTTGCGTTGCGTCACAACGGGATTATTTTAATGTTGAGGGCGGAAGCGGCTACAAAGAGCTTGGCTTATTTCCAACAGCCCGCAGAATGTATGTGTATTGGATACTAATCGAAGAAGCAGGAGGCTTAATGCTCTCTTGATAACGAAATAATGAGGAGAAAAAATGCTAATAGAGACAATCATCAAGTGGGCGGTGCCGTTTGTATGCGGCGGTGCGGTAACATGGGCTGTTACATACATCAAGCTGCGTAAAAGACGTGAAAGTGCGCTCGAGGAAGGTTTAAAGTGCCTTCTCCGCGCAGAGATAATCCGCAATCACGACAAGTATCTCGATAGAGGATATTGCCCTATCTACGCAAAAGAAGCACTGAAACGCGCCTACGCGGCTTACCACAACCTCGGCGGCAATGACGTTGCGACACAGCTCTATCATCAAGTGATGGACTTACCGACAGACCCGCCGCACGAAGGAGGTGACGCGCAGTGAAGATGAATCTCCCTTATCAATCCGGCAAGGTCACGCTCACGTCACACTTTGGCTGGCGCACGCTCAACGGCTCACGCGACTACCACAAAGGAGTGGACCTCAGCGGCACGGACAAAACGCTTGTTGCGCCTTGTGACGGAGTTATCGGCTCGTCAACAATCATCACGGACAAGTCTAATCTCACATGGCAGTGGGGCAACTACATTCGTATTGACACGCCGGACGGACTTAAGATTTTTATGTGTCACATGGCGGCGCGAAAGGTTAAAGTCGGACAAAAGGTCAAGGCGGGGGACGTAGTAGGAATCGAGGGCAACACCGGCTACTCCTTCGGCTCACACTGTCACTTTGAGGTCCGCAAAAGCGGTGAATCCGTAGACCCGACACCATATCTCGGCATACCTAACGAGTGGGGGCAGTATGATATCAAATCTACATCAAAAGGAGAAAAAAACGTGAACACAAACATCAGTCTCGATGTGTCCGGCAAAAAGGGCAATACCAACGTCAAGGACAGCTACGACAAGGACGGCATCACATACACCCGCGCCAAAAACTTTGCGATAATCTATCATGACGCAGACAAGCGCAAGGGCGGAGTGAAGAGATACATCAACGGCGGCTTCTTCGCAAATTACCGCTCGGAGGACGGCGAGGTGTACACGCTCCCTGTCGCTAACCTTGCCTGCGATATCAAGGATATTCCGCCGGCGGCAAAGGAAAATCTTTTTGAACACGTCTACGGCAACCATCTTGTCTACAGTATCGCCGACAACGCGACGAAGCAGTTTGCAGGCAAAAAGGTATCCACACTGCTCGTG